CCACACCTTTCTATCTTTCGAACGTGAAAAACTTGCACACTCTTGGAAGTAAGGTGATCTAGACAATATCTGACCTGTGGGGTCTAAAACACCCATGAATCCGCCGTGTCCGATCGCAGATATGGCCTGCCATCGCACAGTATCGTTGGCCAAGAACACATCCATTTCTTCGTTTTCTTTGGGATAGTTTACAGATCCGGACCCATCTATCACGTCTTGAAGTGCAGCAAGTAGGTCAGTTATCACTGCGTCAGCTCCAACCTCGGCTTGGAATGCAGGATCTATAACCTGTAAGAATAAAGTTTGTTTAACATCTATGATCTCAGTGTTAGTGATAATATCCTGCATGAGATCTTCTAGGTGTGCCAATACAGCTATGTACTCTGATAGTTGGGTGGTTATGGCTACCAATCCACTGCTGCTCTGATAGTATTTCAAACCTGCTGATATTGTTCGATTGTATTCACCATAGTCTAAATCGAATACAAAAGCATCTACTAATAGACCAATATCTCTTTTACAGAGAGTATTGTCATAAGTAAAAGTCGAAGTAAACGGAGCAATATTGTTTACTTTATTGTAATTGATCCAGGCTACAATTTCGTCTTGTAAAAAAGTTCTGTTCAATCTTATAAGATCAGCAGCAGCGTTGTATCCGCCTTTGTTTTGTATTTTTGGATATACGGGTTGTGTGATATCTTGTAGATAATGATAGCCAAATTCCTGACTGGCTATGGCTAATCCATCAAGAACTTTGTCCCTACGGAATTTATAAAACGCCCAAGGCGAACTAGAGGTACCTGGACGTGGACGGAATATCACTCTGCGGAATTCATCTCCGACCACGGAGACATTGGCAGGAACTTTCAAAGGATAGTTTTCGTAGTATTCACCACTCTCTACCAATACTGAGATCTGTATGTTTTTAGCAATGTCGCCGTAGGAGATTGATTCACCTATTTGGAATGTTCCATATATAATATCCACATCAAAAATTTCATTGCCACCACTGTCTAGTGCGCCCGAATGTGCAACAATCTGTGCAAGCGCATCACTGGTCTTGCCTCTGATAAACAGCCCTTCTCTGATATCTCTGCCTCGTATGGCTTCGGGTGTGGAAGTAGTAACATCACCAGTGAAGTCAGTGCGTTGGCCAGCGGTATAGATAAGGAATCGTGGAAGATCTACTTGAAAAGTTGGCAAACTGGTAAATCCAGTGCCTTTGTCTGTGATGGTTATACTAGTGATCACCCCGCCGGTGACCACTGCGGTACCAAATGCACCTGTGCCACCGCCACCGGTGATTCTCACCGAAACCAAACTGTATCCAGTACCGCCGTTGGTAATACTTACAGATCCCACTTTGTAAGTGACATTAAACTGCGCCCCTACACCAATAGAGCCAATGCCTACAGGTGCAGCACTGCTGGATATCACAGTGGCTACATTAGTACTGCCGGGCAATGATCCTTGATATACACCAGTAGATACAATTTTAAAAGTAACAATAGCTCCGGGTGTGGTCAGGGTAGACAGCACTTCGATAAAACACTTGCCACCGCCACCAGGCACAGTGCCACCTACTAGTTCTAGAATGTCGCCGGTGTAATAATTTGTGCCCACTGAAGCCAGTGTCACAGTGTCTACACTCATTCGTATGGTTCCTGCAAAGCCTGTGCCTGAAGTAGGAGATTCATCAATAGCAGTTAATGAACATTCTGTGACACCGTTATTGAATGTTAGAGTTTTTTCATATGGACCTATAACGGGTCTTGCTTCTAGAACCAGCTCTTCAGCACGTTTAAGAGCAGCTTCTAGTGTGCGATAAGCATAGGCCAACGCACGACCTTGCAGTGCCGGCGAAACACCAGGGCGATCGTCCGATCCACTGAGTGCTACATATAGATTCACACTAGATCCAAATGCAGAACTGTCCACATATGATTTTGTAGCTGCAATTAATCCGCCGTAAACTGTGTCATCGTCTGGTTCTGGCGAACGTGACAATATCAGCGGACCACTCATTCTGCCGAATGATTCGTCGATATTACCTGTAGCAGGATCTATAGCATTAACACCTGCTCTGGCAATTTTAGAATCTGCGTAATTTTTGTTAACAAGCTCGTGTTTGAAAATAGGTGCAAGTGGACTGATTGTAGTGCCAGCATCAACTATACGGAATTGATTACCACCAGATCGCATAGAAAGGTCGCCGCCTAATTGGGGTGACGGATCTGCTACAATTTCAGCAAAGTCCGAGTTGATAGCGATCTGATTGGGGTTTGTGGTAAAATCTAAACTGATACCGTTACCTGCTATCAGCTGTTTAAAGGCCAGTCCCGATTCTGTGTTGTTGACAGTGACCACAGGAGTGTTTCCGGTAGTAGCATCATTCTGTCCCACATAGGTGCTAGGAGCGTCTTCTAGCCCAGTGAATTTCAGTCGTTCTCCTAACCCCAACGAACTATACAGTTCTCTAAAGTTGTCATTGACTTTACGGAATGAATCTCTTATGCTGTCACCGGTGCCGTCATTGCCAACTGCACCAATATCAATAGTCTTTCTTGCCATGTTTAGAATCCTAGATTAAACTAATATTCTAATATTTAGCCCAAAGTTTTATAAGCCGGATGTAAATACTCGATGTTTCTAAAAACACAAACACAATTAAATCAATATGTTAGGGTCAGTAAGTGTGGGACAACACACAACTATACTAGAAAAAAGACCGTGGCAGTGTTAAGGTGCGATGCCTGCGATTCGGTATTTGAAAGAGATCTCAAACACATGGACAAGAAACGACTCAGCAACAATTTCTTTCATTGTTGCGGGTCGTGTGATGCTAAGAGATTTGCTCAACGCACAGGAGTAGAGCAGAAGCAGATATGGAATATGCCCGCTAGTGTAGACTTACCTGTGTCTAAATTCTAAATGATTCGCCACAGCCACAGCGATCTCGTTCCTGTGGATTTTGAAAGTCAAACCCTTCGTTGAGCCCATTGCGGACCCAATCCATTTCTACGCCTTCGAGATATACCAAACTTTTAGGATCTACAAAAACATTTACTCCGTGGCTGACAAAACTCATGTCCTCTACTGCAGGCTGATCAACGTACTCTATAACATAGGCCAGGCCACTGCAACCTGTGGTTTTTACGCCAAGTCGGATTCCTAGACCGTTGCCTCTGCGCTCTAGATTCTGTTTGACTTTAGATGCAGCAAGTTCAGTTAATGAGATCATGTTTTTGTTTGTAGTCTACTATGGCCGCTTGAATCGCGTCTTCAGCAAGAATTGAGCAATGTATTTTAACTGGGGGGAGTGCAAGATGTTCGGCGATCTCAGAATTCTTAATAGATCCTGCTTCTGCCAACGTCTTACCTTTGACCCACTCCGTAATGAGTGATGAACTTGCGATTGCTGAACCGCAGCCGTATGTTTTGAATTTCGCGTCCGTGATAATGCCTTCATTGTTTACCTTTATCTGTAGTTTCATCACATCGCCACAGGCAGGCGCACCTACCATGCCAGTACCGATATCAACATCATTTTTGTCAAAACTACCAACATTTCGTGGATTTTCATAATGATCAATTACTTTGTCCGAGTACGCCATTTATTACCCTCCAATCAATTATTTTCCATACGTTAGATAGATAGCTTTTTTTATCTGCTTGATAGTCCAATGCCCATGCATGTTCCCACCAATCTATCAATAATACAATATCGTTCTTGATTTCGTGATTAACGATGGTTTTGATTTCACCGTTCCTGGACAAATACACCCATCCGCTGCCCTGTATCTTCATGGCGACCTTTTCAACTTCATTTTTGAATAGATCAAAAGTTTTGAAATGTTTTTCTATAAACTGCAAAGCAGCATCATAAGGCCTGTTGGATCCCTCGGGCGATTTCAATTGTCCAAAATAGATATTATGTAGGAAAGCGCCAGCTTCGTTGAAATCGTCATCGCCTTCGCCCTTGTTATAACGATCAACGTAGGCCTTGTACAGTGTTCCGTAGTGATAATCTAAAGTAGCTTTGCTTTTTACTGGCGCTAGGTCATTGCGATCGTAGGGCAGAGTCAGCTGGATCAGTTTGTCTTTTTTGCCTTCAACTATGAATTTTTGTATAAAATTATATGCCATGCTTGTATTTACCGTATAAATAACCTACAAGGAGATTTACACATGGAAATTTTTATTTTTATAGCAATTATCGTGGGCGCAGCCCTATTGTGGAATGGTTATGTGAGAACCAAAAAAGCAGAGACTGATGACGTCATTGATAAATGGATACCTGGTGGCCCTGGCAAAAATCCAGAGCAACATCCCTTGGCAAAATTCAATACTGGTGCTGATGAGCCTTGGCCGTTTGGTGAAAAACTTCCGGAAGGTAAAATCCATGTCAAAGTTGCTGACGTTGCACCAACTGCACCTGTACCTAATGTATCTGATATTACTGCCGGAAACAAAGCAGAGGCTGTGGCTAAGATTAAGAAAGCACCAGCTAAGAAAGCAGCAGCAAAGACTCCTCGCAAGCCAAAGACTTCTTAATAGATTTGTCTTGTTCGTATAGGGCAAATGAGGCCAAGTTCTTGGCCTTGCTTTCGCACATGATATCAAATTGGTCTCTGAAAGTTAACGCCCACTCATTTACGGCTGTGTTCCAATAGAATTCACTGTGTGCTCGCAACTTGGCTTTTTTGTAACCCTGCTCTAAGAGGGTCGAAAGATCGGGGCGGAGGTGTCCGGGATGCTCAATAAGGCAGTCTTCCCGTGATACACTATAATGTATGACAGGGCGCACACCACGCCAACTATCAATAATCCCTTTAACACGGTCGTCAGTGCTTTCAATATATTCTCCAGTTTTAATCCAATGATGATGAATGTCTAAGACCAAAGCACAGTCTTTGACTAATTCAAGACTGTGTTCTATGCCCCAGGTCATTTCATCGTTTTCTATAGTAAGACAGTTTCTAGCTTCGGGAGTCATCCGTGCCAAAGCACTGCGGATACCGGGTGGGCCTTGTCGGCCAGCGATATGCACATTGATTTTAAAGTCTTGAAACGTTTTACCATACCCCATCCAACGAGCCATGTCCACATGATATTCAAACTCCTCTATGCTACGATCAACAATATCGGGATTATCAGATGCCAGCACAGTAAACTGGCCAGGGTGAAAACTGAGACGAACACCACGATCTCTAGCAATACGCCCCACCTCAGCAAAATGCTGTTGGGCATATGCAACCACATGGCTTTGACGCCAAAACCAGCTGTAATTACGCTCAGTATAAACAGGCAGCACATCACTGCCAATACGGACCATGCGAAGTTCATCATCTAATGTACCTACTCTTTCTACAAGTTTGCGAACTGATTCAATGTTTCTTACCATGAGATCCCATAATCTCTGCTCTGCTACATCAGCAGTCTGGCGTTTGAGCCAGGCCACTGTGGTTGAACCTGTATTGAGCTCACGGTCTCGAGCATTGATTTTCATCCCGTTAACTTCGGAGGGATCATTGATCCATTTGCAGGCAAAGCCTATGCGTTTAACCATTTACAATATCCTGTTTTAAATAACTCATTACTCGTTGTTGGTCGTCTCTAATATACATCAATGATAGATTCAACATTTGATAAGCATGATCGAGATCGGCTGGAATAACTAAAGTACGACCTTCGTAGAGGTCTTGTAGTTTTGTTCGACATTCTTGATCGGTGTAGGGAATATCCATATCAACGGCTCAGTCCTGAAAAAACGAGTTCACGTTCTGTCATATAGGCCACAGGTTTGATCCATCCGCGATCGATACATTCGGATAACATCAATCCGTACTCTCGTGGGCACTGTTTTGAAATTTCAAATCCTGCTCTACCACAGGTTGTAAATTTGTCAACAATACGAAAACGGGGATCGTCTTGTTTGATTGTACGAATTTGACTTTGGTGTGTAGTAAATGTCATACTACAAGTATAACATCATTACCGCCAGTTGTCAACGACAAACTTGTCCTGAACGTCTTGCGGATTTGGTTCTCCGTGAAACACAGCAATACTACAGTCTGGAGGAGGTCGTATGTCATCACGCACTGTTTTGAACTGTCTTCTTGATTGAGCTACTACTAGTTCTTCCCTGCTGCGTATTTCCCATTTATAACTCATTACCCATTCTTTAGGCCAAAATTTCATTCGATCTTTGCAAAGTTTCCATATCCAATCTTGATCTCCCTGCAGGCGCTGAGCTTCTGATGGTTTCTGTTTGAACTGATCATAGATATGACTCTGTGTGCCATGTGTCCATGCTAATACTGAACTGTTGAGATAGTTCCAACTGGGGAAAAATTTTCTGTTGAAATCATGAATACCTACGAAGCTGGCAGTATGATATCTAGTAAGTTTGTCCATATTAGCATGTATGACCACATCGAGATCAAGATACAATATTCTTCCCTTGATAGGCAAGGCAGAATCAAACATATGCACCTTGTGCCACCATCCTCTGACATAGTTAGCATTAGGTTGATATATTTTACGTACTCCTGCGATATCATGTTGATCGTCAGTGAGACAGGCAAATTCATAAGGCACAGTAAGATGTCTTGCAACCATGTTGCGCAGACGTTCTACATATTCACGACCGTATTTGTTGCCAAATCTTACACACAGCACAGTGATAGAATCGTTGAGATCCAAAGACACTACTGGATCTGGGTATTCACCACGTGCTGCCATTTTGGCAGCTCGTTTTTCAGTCTTGGCTTGCTTGCGTTGTTCTTTTGACAATTCCATCTATGGCCACCAAGTCTTTTAACAGGGATTTAAGTTCGGACAGTTTAATCATATTCGGACCATCACTGGGTGCTGCGTCCGGATCTTCGTGTGTTTCTATGAATACTCCCGCAACACATCCTGTGGCTACAGCAGCCCTCGCCAAGTATGGGACCATGGTCCTATCGCCTCCTGACTTCGACCCCAATCCGCCAGGTTGTTGAACACTATGCGTGGCATCAAAGACCACTGGATATCCGGTGCTAGCCATAATGGGTAGACTGCGCATATCCACAACGAGATTATTGTATCCATGAGTGTATCCTCTTTCGCATAACATAATGCGTTCATTGCCAGTTGAGACGATCTTTGCTGCAACATTTTTCATATCGTGGGGAGCAAGGAACTGTCCCTTTTTGACATTGATAGCACAACCTGTTTCACCAGCAGCTAATAATAGATCAGTCTGTCTGCATAAGAACGCAGGTATCTGTATGATATCGATGCCAGCTGTAGCACACAGTTCTGCCTGATAACTTTCATGAATGTCAGTTAAAACTGGCACCCCGAACGTGTGTTTGATTGAGTTCATTATAGCCAATCCTTGGTCTATACCCACACCTCTTTGGGTACCGAGACTGCTGCGATTAGCCTTGTCGAAACTGCTTTTGTAAACAAAATCAATACCAAGTTCATCACAGATTTCTTTGATAGCACCTGCAGTGAACTGGGCATGGTCTTGGCTTTGAATTTGACAAGGACCAGCTATAAGAAACAACTTATTGTAGTTGCTGGCTTGAATACGATTGATATTAAATGTACGCATATTATTATTTATGCGTAGAACATCATCCTTCGTAGGTAGCTGAATTACCAGCATGTTCAAATACTTCTACTGAACGAAGTTTAACTCCCTGACCGACTGGGTATCTAGCATCATGGAGTTCACCATTAGGGCAGTAATAGGTATTGCCATTTTTAAAGATATGCAGTATAGTGGCCATTTCTTTATAAGCAAGTTCAGCAAATTTTTCACAGCCCACACCTTCGACAATGCGAATGTCGCAGACACCGCCTTCGGCCTGTTTTCCTAACCTAGCCATGTTTTCAAACATTTCTCTGTGAGGATCATCTTCAGCAATGGCCAGTGTGTGATCAAACATATATTCACTCCACTCTTTAAATGCTTTGAGTCCACCAAAGTCCATGACCCAATTGCGATCATCTAAGGTTTCTGATTCAAAAATTAATTTGATGCCAATGGAATAACCATGTAGCAGTGAACAATGACTGTGAGTCGACCGCCATTGTCTAAAACAGCATGACAGACCTCTGTCGTTGCCGTAGATTTTTGTTGAAAGATATTTCGCCATCTCTTGCCTCCTGTGTATCAAGCGAGTAAGTTTGACGACATGCAGAGTTTATAAAGCGGGGTGAATGACGTAAAAGACCGCTGTGCTTGTGTGTATGATTAATTGTATAACAAATCTATTTATAATGCAACAAATTCCACATTATTTTTCTGCCATTCTGCAGGCATCGGCCACGCCTGTTTATTCTTTATCACAAATCGAGTGTTGGGATAATACATGAACACTGCGGCAATTTGATAGATCCAATAACTAGGATCTACTGCCTGTGAACCTGTTCGTGCATAATTCACTGTGTCTTTATAGATGTTGTTTACAGCATGATCGATTGGATACAGATCAAACCCGATCAGTGTAACTTCCTTGGGTCCTAACACAGCTGCCAACAGCACAGCGTATCCACCGCTGCCCCAATGTTCTGCATGATTAACTTTGGCTTCGCCTCGAGTAGGCACTTCAGGCAGTAGGTGAACGTTTTTGTTTTTTCTTATTTTTCTAAAATAATGATACCAATGCTCACGTACATAGATGTCTGTGTCTTTGGTATTGGGGTTGTTCACAGCTTCTTCGGCCATTCTACGATCACAGCAGATCAAATGGTCGACATTGAAATCTCGGTGTATGGCATTACATCCTATTAACGTATGGTGAGTGTATGTACTAACATCGACATAGCGTCTGCTTTCGCCATTGCCGATTACCAACGCTGAACACATTATTCGATTCTGCCGAACCCGTTCCATATACCAGGACTACCTGATTTAGTGCATACCCAACCTACGAATTTCCCTGGAGTCGGATAATTGTTCCACACCACATCACCTTCATTAAATCCTCCACTGACTGGAGGTTCGTTGCCACTGAGATGTAGTTTGTCATTGAACTTTAGAGCACCGTTGACATGCAGACTACTACGAGGGTCAGCATTACTGACATTAATAGCTAGAGAACCTATGATAGAGACTTTGGTATCTCCTGTTGTGGGATTCCCTATAACTACATTGCCACCGGCCTTGATAGAAATTCTCGCTGTGTGATCAGTGCCGATGTCTAAATCTGTATAATTGTAAGTGCCAATCATAGCGGTGTTTGGCGATGATGCACCTATAACAATGTCTACATTTTGATCTATAATGTTAACAGCGGATTTGGGTTGATCTGTGCCTAACCCTAGGCGATCAGTGTTGGAGTCATAGATCAAATACTGATTTACACTAAACCCACCGTCTACTATCAATCCTTTGAGATGTCCGACTTCTCGAAGACTGCTTTTTGTTACAGTGGCTCCTAGTTCTTTTTCGTCTAGTATTTTGATGTTATTGATAGATAGATTTTTATTTTTTGCTAAATCAATACTTTCGGAAACGAAAAATCTATCAGGATCGGTGTTGAATACAAATTGTTTGTTATATCCTTGACCACTCCAGATTATACCCTTGCCATTGATATCACCTTTGATAATTATGTATGGAAATTCAGAAGAGTTGATTTCTTGACCTTCTTGCAACACTTCTTGCAAC